GTATGTATATATTATAACAGGACCCGCAGGTCCTGTCAATTGACTTTGGCTACTAATTAACGCTTTTCTGTAGCCGCCGCAATGTACTTACCATATTTGGCATGGAAGTCGTCAAAGCATTTGATCTCATCTGGATCCAATGGCAACTGATATTGAGTAAGAGCAAGTTTAGTACCCATAACAACCAATTCAGTTTCAAAATTATCCATCATAAACTGGAAGAAGTAGTTAACCTTGTCGTTAAACTTCTTGTCGTTTTTGTCGCTAGCATCTTTCAATTCGTAGCACAATGACACAGTCAATGAATACATGGCACTGATTTCTTTAGTGTCCATTTTCTTAACCTTGCCGTTTAAGATGTCTGTAGGATCAGGCAATTTAGATGCAATCTTACGATGAGCCATAAACTTAACAGCTAGACCTTCACCAACAGCACCCGAGATCAAATCTGTCAATGTGTCTGTATCTTCCTCGTCATCAAACAACAACTCAGATACAAATGACCAGCTACGTGGTGTAGCAAAGGCACGTGATGCTGACTTAGGATCAAAGTCATACAAGTCCTTCTTAGAGAAGGTCAAGAAGCCAACTACGTCCTTATGGATCTTGTTGTCAACAGCCCAACCAAAATAATCTTCCCAGTCAACTTTCATTTCCAAGTGAACAAAACGGTTAGCCAACGGAGCAGGCATACGATAAGTAACACCCTTGTCAGTTTCACGGTTACCAGCGGCAACAATGTGTACATTGTCTGGCAATTTGTAAGTACCAACACGACGGTTCAAAACAAGTTGATAAGCCGCTGCCTGTACAGCAGGAGCCGCAGAGTTCATTTCGTCCATGAACAAGATGATCTTGCTATGTTGAGCAGCCATCACGTCATCGGGCAATTCTACAGGCGGTGCCCATTCCATCTTATTAGATGTAGAATTGAAAAACGGAATACCTTTAATATCTGTAGGATCCCAAAGTGACAAACGAATGTCAATAACATGGGCATTCAATTCTTCGCCCATTTGTTTAACAATATCGGATTTACCAATGCCTGGAGGTCCCCAGATGAACAATGGACGATTGGCTTTAAAAGCACGACGAAGGGATTTTTTAGCGGCTTTAGGGCCAACTGTACGTGAAAGGATCTCGCTCATAAATACTCCTGGGTTAAAAAAGCGTTGAAGTTTAACTGTCTATGTATCTATTATAATGCCTAACAGCAGTCACGTCAACAGATTTTTTAGGAGTTTTCGTCCGTTTGGCTATCTTTGTTTTGGCGATTTATAGCTTTGACTAGACCGTATTTTCGAATGTCGTCCGAAAACATATATAGCTCAAATGATTTACGCTCAGAAAATACAGTAATACTTTGGTTTGTAAGATAGTATGGAAAATCCATAGTTCTATCAAAAAAGATAATAGTTTGGGGACTTAACTCAATTGGCTCTGTAAATGGAATTTCGTAACTACGTAGTTCCAATTCGTTTACCAAAAAATCAAACCCGTCATCACTTAGACGCAGACCCCCTTGATCTTTGCTTCTATGACTTTGCCACCATTTGTACATATGCAGTTTAATATTGGCTGCATCTATACTTTTTTCCTTTTGCTGTAGGAAAATTTTGGTGAAAGTCTCTTTTGAGATCATTTGATGATTTCGCCGGAGGTTAATTTAACTACTTGGAAATCCTCGCAGTTAAACATTTGATTGAGTTTTTTTGCAAGATTATGTGCATGTCCGGGATTACTAAATGATACTTTCTTATACTTAGGGCCGGGATAGCTGGTAATGCTACTTGCAGATTTTAAATTAAAAGGCTCATTTTTATAGAAGACAGCCCAAATTGCTTCAGCTTCTAAAATCTGTTCGCTTTTATAGTTCTTTTTGTTAACATAGTCTAACAGAACTTTTGGCTTAGGTCTTGACATGATATATGCGTCCTATTATGTACGCATATATTTATCAATTAATTAGTGGAAAATCCGCCGCCATCCATTTGTACAGTAACAGCCGCACCCGTACTAGATTCTAAACGTTTAAACAATATATCGTAATCTTCTAACAATTTTGCACTGACTTCTCCTAGACAATAGGCCAGTGCTTTAGCTGTCTTAATGTCTATTTTAATCTCACGCTGTTGCGTAAGATCAGCAGCCTTTACCTGCTGTATAAACTGTTGAATTGGAATAGTATTAATCGGATTTGGCATTAGCTAGCACCTGTTTCATTTCCAATTCACTCTTGAAGGGTCCTTTATAAGGGTAGCGTTCAATAGTAATCAGTTTAGGACAAAAGCTCTTAACCCAGCCTTTGTCAAATTTAATTGTATAATAGCCTGCACAATACAAGCTCTTACTTGCACTTGATTTAGTGAATAATGGCAACTTACGTTGCACATTGAATAACGGATTATATGGACGGCAGCTAGTGGGATAGTCATACACATCACGTACTTCTTCGTGCGTAATTTTTACTTTATCACTGACTAAAAAGAAGTCCTTGCCAAATCGTTTTGTTAGTTCATCTTTTTTGCTAAAGTATGCTTCGCCGTCTTTTGAACTTAGCATGAACTTGTTATTTTCTTTTTTATGTAGAATACCAACTTTTTCTCCATCTTCTTCTACAATCCAAAATTTACCATCTACTATGGGTTTGGCTTTTAAATTCATTGTGTCTCCGATAATTTAATATATCTTGCTTGAAATGGATGAGCAAATGATTCAATACTATCCATCATACGTTTCATGTCATACAGCTGACAAAACTTTAATAAACGAATTCCTACTTGACTAATATTCTTAGGCTCTTGAATTTTCTCTTCAATAGTTGTTGTAATCATTTGTCTAACATCTTCAGGTTGTGCAGTTAGATCAACTAATGTTACATTGCGGTTATAGTCGTCTAGGACCTTGTGTTCGATACCTTCGTGGTCGACCCAACGCTGAAGCATGAGATTGTTCCACGCCCAGCCTTTTTTACCTTTATCTTCGTAGGCTTCTGTTAGGCCAACTTTATTCTTTGTGCCTTTAGTACGAACACCTGGATAAGCACTAAAGACATTATCACTGCTATCGCCACGCATACATTTCTCAAATAAGATCCATTGTGGATTAGGTGCTGCCACAGCCTCTTTAGTTTTCTTGTCAATTACACTTTTGCCTTTCTTATCAAAGACGCCTTCGTGTGTAGTAAGTGTATCTGCTACACCATTATACTGCTTAACATTGGGCGCAATCAATTGGTGAAAATCGCTGTCTGTCGAAATGATCACATGGTCATCATTAGGATGCATTTGTATAAAGCCTGCGATTAAATCATCTGCTTCTAGTTGTTTATGTTGCAAGACTGTGCAGTTAGTCTTTGTTTCAATAAACTCTTTAAACGCATCAAACGTCTCCCAAAAGAGTTTATCTTCTTCTTGTTCACGTACAGTCATTGCCGCACGAGTTTCTGCACGATTAGCCTTGTAAGGCTTATAAAAATCCTTACGCCACGACCTACCTTCTAAGCAGAATACCACATGCTTCCCGCCAAAGTCATTCCACGCTTTTTTAATACTGTTAAAAGTAATGTGAAGGGCCATGCCTAGTTTGATGTCAGCGTCACCGCGAACAACGTGCCTAGCACGGAAGAATGTATTTGCAGTATCTACTAAAATATATGTCATTTTATCTTTCAGATATTAGTTGTTCAAAAATTTCTCTGTTCATAAATTCTTGATGCGGTTGATTCCAGGATACAGTATATGGCACTCTAAAATCACAGGCAATACTAACTCGTGGAGTTGTTACATCTAAGTATTCTGTGGTTGTATGAGGTACGTAACTAGGGAATATAGTAAACCCGCCTTTAACATTATCAAATGAATGAGGAACAAATGGCTCGTATGGACTTCTATAAATGGTACTAGTTTTATAATCATCTAAATGCATATTACCACTTAAATATCCCATACTACTTGCATTATGCACATGTTCTCTAATTTTTTGACCTTCTCTAAGAATATTGACCCAACATACTAATACTAACTCCTGTTTAGTAGTATGGTCACTATCAACAAAATCAATATAGGACTTTTGCATAAATTTTAATAAATCGGCGAGTTCTGGAAGTTCAGTGGTATAATCAAATAGATTATACATGCCAATTCTACTGGAAATACTATCGTTACCTAATCCAGTATCACCAACATTGGACACTGCATAAGTTTCTTTAATGCGTTCTTCATTTGTAAGTAACCATGTTTTAATAGTGTCGATCTTTGCTGATTCTTCCCATACAGTATTGCCGACTGAAATATTCCATGTTGGGGCATATTCTGTTCCAGGAAGATCGCTTTTAATTTTATAAATGTTCATTAACTAACTTCTGACTTGCCTTGTGATATAGGAACAACATTAATATAGCCTGCACCTCTTGTGGTGTCCATGCCTTCCTCTGCTAGCATGTTTCTAACAATGTCTCTAAACCAACGATCTACAATCTCCTCGTCTGGGTCACCGTCAAAACCATAACCTGCTTGTTTCAATTGTACTATAAAAAGGTCGTTCCAGTCAAGCTCAAAAAAGCCATTCTTAATGTTATCTTTATTAACATGGGTATCTAAAACACTAACCCACGGCTCGCCTTTGGCAGTAGCACGTTCTTTAGGAGTAGATTTGGCCTGTGCTTCTGCAGCCTGTGCCTGTGCAGTTTCTGCTACTGCTTGATCTCTGGCTGCTTGTAAGGTTGCCTTTTCTTCTTCTAGCTTATCAATACCAACTAAGCGTTTAAAAAAGTTTTTCATTATGTACCCCACTCATTTTTAAATAACGGCACTTGCAAACGGTCACTGTATCGTAACCCATGTTTCATTGCTAACAATGCAATATTTTTGTTATTCATAGCATAGACATTTTCAACACCGCCTACTGGCATCAAATAAACATGCCCAGTAAATCCAGCACGACGATATTCTTCAGTAGCACGTTGTGCATCAGCAAAGTCTTGCTCGGTGGCAATAACAAATTTTAGATATGCTGTACCAAACCACTCATATTCGCATACAGTTTTTGGTCTAATAGCTTCTTCCCAAGATTCTCCGCTACAGGGAAGTTTAGCACTTACGCTAAATGTAATTTCTCGATCTGTATTAGCCTTGCGCCAGTTGTACAAAAATGATCTAAATTCGTCAGTTAATGGTTGAGTACCATTTGTTTCGAATGTAATTTCTTTAAGTCCGCTCATACTAGCATGATTTAGTAAATCTGGATAAGCACGTTGCCAACCTAACAAAGGCTCACCGCCTGTAATAACTAAGTGTTCGTCCTTCCAACGACGGTGTGGAAGTATTTCCATAATGCGATTTACAATACCATTACTTTCCATCATTGGACTTAGATCTTTGAAATCAGGATGCCAACTAGCATAGCTGTCACAACCTGTGCTAACTAAAGGCAAGTCTTCATATTTTTCAAATGCTTTAATCATTGTGTGGGTCGCCGCAAGGTCTGTTGCCTCATGACTTAGTTCACCACGTGGCATACCAAAGCCAGCGCACTTAAAGTTACAACCAAAAGTGCGTAGAAACACACTAGGAACACCCATGTAGCGACCTTCACCTTGTATGCTGTAGAACAGCTCTGCAATTTTAATTTTGCTCATAACTTTAATTTTTCCATTGTTGCAATTTTACTAATTCGTTCACCAAAGTCTTGATCATTAGTAATAATGTAAGTAGTAGTATCATTACGATCAATCTTACGATCATAACGTCTAAACTCTACGACCTTACCACCTACTGCTGAGTAGACTTTGAAGTTCAAGATTGGTTCATCACCGCATACAGCTTCTGAGTCTCTTGAGGTAACTAATCCTCTAGAAACTTTAGCATTCTCTTCGCTGCCTTGTTGTGCCCAATTGGCTACTAATCTCTTTAACCATTTCATTTACATGTTCCTAAAAAATCATCTAATCTTTTTGCAGCCTCATCAAAATCAACTGCCCACACTTTAGCTGTTATTATACTATCTTTAATCTGCATGTCAAATGGAATCTCACCATTAAAACGGAATTCATCAGGAACTTCTGTAGTAACAGTAAATTCAGTTAAGTTCTTTGCTCTAAAGATTAAATTGTTAGCCATGTCTACTG